GATACGTGACTCAAAAACTTATCGATCATGAACTGCTGTCTTGATTGAGACATAGGATCTTCTGGATCAAGTCCAATCAACCTATCAGCTTGGTTAAGTAATGTCTCTTCCATTTCAACGGAACCCTGATTAAAGCTAGGTGTAGGTGCAAAGTCCAGATCACCTTTACGACGGTAAGGAATCATCCTACCAGGTCCCCAATCATTTGGAGCTTGCCCTACTGGGTGCAGGATTGGAGGTAGGGTTGCTAAGCTGTTTCTGTCTACCCTTGAGTCACGCTCAACCTTTACTTGGTTTTGTATACCGC